CCTTCTCGCGCTAACTTTTTATTTGCTGCATTAGCAATTTTATTTAGCACTTGAGTTGAGTTATTTTTTATCTGAATACTCATTTTCTTGGTCGCGTTGGTCTTGGTCGCGATGAACCGCAGTTGCATCCCATATTAATAAAAACCTCTCGCAGTTTTAACCATTAATGTGTTGTGACATTCGGCACAATTACCGCCGTCTACACTTAATCCATCTACCGCGTTAAACAAGGCAGTTGTATAATCAGTAGTCCATGCAGTAATATTATCTTTCGCTTCTTGTCGACCTATTGTTGTATAACCATTTATGCGATCACTTGACAATAACTCACGCATTGCTTCAATCCCCATAGCATAAAGTAAGGCACGCTTAAATACATCTCTATTTTGACATATAACCGCATCATAACTACACTTAACCGAACATATCACTTGCATTCCGTAAGTGTTGTCACCAAGCTCTAATGAGCTATAAGTAAGGTTTGTGTTTGCAGTTGACTTTGCACCATAAATCGTAAGACCATCAAACGCGGCATCTGTAATAGGATTACAATTAAATTCGATGTCCCAACTATTCCAACCATTAGTAAGAGTTACACTTTTAGTAAAGATAACTGCGGATGTGTCAAGGTCAACAACTTTTAAGTCAACAGTCACACCAGCATTATTGCTATCTACATAGTAACTTACATTTTGAATATGGATAGATTTTAAAGGTTCGTAAAAACCATTAATGCTATCATACACATTTGAAATGTAAACACCTTTACTTATGTAAGCATCATTAACATTACCAGTTGTACTTAATTGGTCACGTTTTAAATTATATTGCGCCGTAATATTTCTTAAACGTTGCTTCTTATAAAACTCCGCTCTCACATCATCGCTTAACCTCATTATTGCTCTGCTCTCAATATCGCTCAAGCAATTTGCCAAAGTTTCTTGGTCATCGTCAGCTATTGACGCGATTAATTTTTTATTGATTATCTCAAGCACGTTGAGAGATATGCCACTGGGGGGAGTTGCCTCCCCCGAACATGATGGCATACCAATATAATTGGTTAAACAATTCATAAATTATGAGTTTGTTGCAGTATAACGTAAAGCACCATTAACACCAGCTAATGCATCAGCACCGTCAGTACCTGATGGACTTACGAATAAATCGTAGTTAGCTGATAAAGTTAACATCCATCCGCGACCTACTGAAGTAGAACCAGCGTAACCGCCTGACTTACTTTCAGTACAAGCATTGTACTCTAACTGAACATCCCAAACGAAGTTTCCTAAACCATTTGGCGCCCAGCATTGCATTCCAGGATCAACCATTGTAAATTGCTTTACAGTGCCTAAATCTTGAGCGAAATTACCTACGTTTCTTGGGTTAGTGATTAAGTGTACAGAACCTGGTGCAAATACTCCGAATTGGTTAGCGCCCCAAGTTGTAGCAGTCTTTTGTGAATGGAAGAATTGGAAACCTAAAGCATCAGCTAAACGTGCTTGGTCGATACCATTTTGGTTTAATCCATAAGCTTGAGATAAATAATTCATCGCAAATCCGTGGATGTGTCCATTTCCAACGATCATCGGTGTACCGCATAGCTCGTTAATAGCAGCATCAGTTAAGATACGTGTTAAACCTTCTGCAAAGTTTTGAGTTGAACCATTAAGGTTGAAGTTTACAGAAGTAGAAGTAGAGGCACCAGTACGTGCGTTAACTCCGAATTGAGTTGCCATAGCAGTTGTCAATTGAGTTTCCATCTTTGCGTAAAGACCACGCATTGCGTGACGAATTGAATCTAAATGCTCGCTCATCATTCTTGTAGCTGGTAAACCAACTGCAACAGTTGCTGATGCATCGGCGCAATATTGACGAATTTTATCGTCAGTGATATGCATCGAAAGTTGTACATATTTACCTAAAGAAACAGTTGTTTCAGCGTATGCTGGGATAACATCCACTCCACAATGTTCAGATGTAGAAACCTGATTTTCTGTAACTGGAGTTTTGTATTTCACGCGCACTTCACGGCGGTGACCTTCTCCATATGCCGCTACGATTTCTGGTGCGTTTGGAGTTTGTAATAACATATTTAAGAAACCAGGTTGAGTCACCTTCGTTCCGTTATAGTTTTCATTGATTGTAGCAAGGTGTAACACCACTGCTTCGCAATAACCTAAAGCCATTTTATTTAATAAATTTAATTGTGATTTTAAAGCAAGAAAAATAATGTCTTTCGACAAAGTTTTTTATAAGGTCTGATGACCAAGAATTTTGTAAGACCTTTCGGTCAATGCTGCTTACTATTACAAAGGTATAAAAAAAAAGAGATAAGTAACAAGTACCTATCTCAATTTTCAACTGATTTGTGGAAAGCAAGAAATTTATAAAGAACGAAATTAAATTTTCATTTGTGAATTGGCGCGGATAGCGGCTAATTGTTCTTGTAAAAATTGTGTACCAGCATTTGCCGTTGGCGCAGTTGTACCAAAGTTTGTAGGTGCTTGTTGCGCTTGTTGACCAAGGTCTAACATTCGGTTATCAGCTACAATTTTATCAAGCAATGTTTTAAACTCTACTGGTTGGTTATTCTCAATATATGGTAAAGCTTCATCTTGTGCATTCACTAAAGCAAGTTTACCATTCTCAATTTTAACCTTTGCACCTTTGCTATCCAGGTATTGGTTCATTAAAGTTTTAGCCGACACTTTAGCCACATCTTTACTCAAAGTTTTGATGTAATTATAGCCGTTTAAAAGACCATCAATATGCAAATCTTTTAACTCATTGATGCGACTATTCTCAACTTCCTGAACTTGCCTTTGCGCTTCTTGTTTAATCCTTACGATTTCAGCATTAAGTTGGCTAATTTGGTCTGCATATTTTTTAGAATCGCCACTATTAGCGGATGCTTTTTTAGTCATTAATGCATCTATCTTTTCTTTTAATAGAGGTATCTTTTGATAAGTCGATTTAATCCCAGTGAACTCCGCTTTATCCTCATCACCAAACTCGTAAGCTTCCATTAGCTTTTGAAGTTCCGTTTCAACTGGATTAAGTGCCGCACCATAAAAGTGTGATTTAACCGCTGGATGGTACTTTGCCGTGTCCACGGTCATAATATTACTCGATGCGCTTTCCCAATTTTGCGGGATGTCATCTTGATTTAATGCTGGATTACCCAAAAGTTTCTTTAGGTTTTCGTCATCGCCTGGAATACCAGCCGCGATCATTACGTTGTTAAGTAGTTCAGATAGTTTCATTTTTCTTTAATTTTTTTGCTTGTTTAGTTGCCTCTTCTTTGATGGCATTAATGTCTAATTTTTGAAAAATCATGTCGGTTTTCTTTTCAATCTCACCTTCAGGTAAATGCGGTTTGATAGTAAATCTACCTTGGAATTTTTCCATGAGATGCTCTCTCATGTTATCTTCGTTAGACTGCGGAATAATGGTGTTTAATTTACCATCAATCCAAATTTCAATTTGTTTATCCATATCTATTTAAATTTATTAAGTAACTCTTTTGGAACTATCTTACTGCTGACTGGCATAAACTGATGTCCACAATTCCAACCACCAGCTTTGACCGCTAAATTAGAAACATTTGTGCCAGCTTCCAAACCTTCAGGCAATCCAGTCTTTTTATTGATAGGTACTTTTTTGCCGTTTATATCACCGCGTAAGAAATCATCAAACTGCGATTTATGCACGAACTCCATACCATCTTGCTTTGCATCTATTAATGCTTTACAAAAAGGTCGAGATGTTGTCAATAATGAACCTACATATTTATACCATTCAAGTCCAAGATCAGATACCGCCGTTTCATTGTATTGACGCGAATAAGTATTTAATGCAGTTGTAGTATATGTCTTTGCATACTTTGCCAATGCACCATCACCTTCTTTAGTATCGGTCATAAAGATGCGCACCTGGTCAATCATGTCCTCGTAAGATGCACTACCAGTTACGTTCTGAATTAAGATATCATTCAACTTATTTACTACGTTGGATTGAATCCCACTACCTAACAAATTTTCAGTTACACTATCGACCGATGCTATCTTAATTGCCTCGAATACTTCCGATGGTTTAAACTTACCAGTAACCTCACTAAAGTATTTACTATTGATATCAGATACATCGTCAAACGATTTTAAAAATTCGTCAACTTTCTTTTTGTAATTGCCATCAATAATAGCACCTTCAAACTCCTAGTTGTTGGATTAGTTCCTCTTGACTGGGCATTTATGTCTATTATCTTTGGTGTACCTACTACATTTATTGCTTGCTCTTCTGTAAATCCGTAAATCTCGATTAACAATGCAATCGCCGCATCTCTATCCGTTATACCTTCTGCTACTGATTTTTGAATTTCAAGAATACCTTGAACTCCTCCAACCGTACCTTTTAATGTTGCTTGAGCATCTAATCGTTTTTGTTCAACACTATCAGGTACTGCTATGCCTTCTGTTTCTGATACTTCAGGATTTAATTCTATCTCTGCAAATTTATATAAAATTTGATACTTCTGCGACTTATCTAATTCATTCCAGTTCTTAATATCATTAATTGCTTTTGCAATAAACTTATTAATATTGTAATGAATACAAATATCTTCTTTAGAAATTACACCTAATTGGTTAGCCGTTAAAATTGAATCGTCACCAAGTCCCGCAAGTGGGTCTAATTCCATTCGACTTGTTACTTGTTCTGCAATCGTAGGATTAGTGCTAAACTTTCTACGAGCATATTCAATCTCCGCCGCAATAATTAAAGTAGCATCTACCTTTGCATTAACCATTCTTGTAATATCATCAAGCATAACACTGTCGCTTACTATCTCGTATTTGATAGGCACGTTAATTTGTGGCAACATTGTAATTACATCTTCTTTAGAATAGATTGTTGAATATCTCCAAAGACCAGCTAAATAAGATGTCATGTTAATGAAGTGTATCATGTCTTCAGCCACCGCATAAACAAAATTATTTAACTCTTCAGCATCATATTGTTTAGCTACACCTGATTGTGCAAGTGGTTTCTCCGCTAAAAACTCCATATTGATAGCACTTAATGCATCGTAAATACGTTGCTTAAATCTACTATCCATAATAGTAATAATCTCCGTTTGCTTTTGGAT